ATAAATATCATCCATTTAATAATTTATCTAATTCATTTTCTATCTGACCTAAAGAATTTTTACCTTTTGATAAATCAATGTATTCATCACCAAATAACGCATCACTTTCTAATAATATATTTAAATTTGTTTTTTCAACACTATCAGTCATAGGTGCACCACCAGCTGGTGGTGGTGGTGGCGGTGCTGCACCTCCAGCTGCTCCTCCAGCACTAACTGTTTCACCAGAAACAGTTTTATATAATTTATCAACAGTGTCAAATAATCCAGTATGTGTAATTACTGTTGCTGTATTTGCTATTTCTCCAGCAACAGCTCTCTCTAATCTTATCTGTTGAATCTCAAGTTTAATATCTTCATCAGAAAAACCAAAAATGTGTTTTTTAGCCCAAGTTGCTGATGTTGGTTGTATTGTATTTGGGATTTCTGTAACCATATCTTTATAAAGAGTTACTTTTTCTTTCCAAACATCAATCATTAATAAATCAGCTTGTTTAGATGGATTTGTTAAACCTAGCGTAAAGTTATGTAACTCATCTTCAAAACCTAATAAAAATAAATGAATAATTGCAATTTTATTAAGTTCGGCAATCATAGATTTTTGAATCTTATTAATTGTTCTAGCAAAACGAATATCAAGTAAGGATAAATTTTTTCCATCACCAACCGGTTCCTCAAAACCAAGATAAGCCTTTGGTATTCTTAATGCTGTTACAAGTTTCTTTTGGATATATTCAATATCTGCAATTTCAGATAAATTTGCCGCACCTGGTAAAGTATCAATTGGCATTGCAGCGGTTGCATCTCTAACCGGAATAAAATAATCTTGATCTACAGCCATTTGATTAAATCTCAAATCAACATTTCCAGTTTTATTATCAACAACTTGATCTCTTTTAAATTTGTTTGCAACCCTTTGTACGTAAGCCTCAACATCTTTATCATCCATATTACCAACGTAAACTTTAAATACCCTTCTTTCTGGTGCTCTTGATGTTCTATAAATTAACATCGCATCTTCTGCTAATACTAATTGTTTCCAGATTCTACGAGCTTTTTCTAACATTGATGTTCCATATGGAAGTTTTCTGTCATCACCAAGTAATCTAAAATGTGCAATTTCCCAAGTGTTAAATTCCATATCTTTGTTTTTCCAAACAAATTTCATTGTTTTATTTTTAAACTGAATGTCTGTACCAATGTTTGCACTAATTGTTCTAGCTTCCATTCCCCTTTCAAGTCTTTCAATTTCAATATTTGGTAATTGTAAACAACCAACAATTCCCTTTTCTGGGTCCAATTTTAAATAAACAAAATTATCACCATATTTACAAGTATTTCTAACCCACATTGGTAAGTTAATACTAACATCTAAAGTTTTATTAAATAAATCGGCTAAGATTGCCTTAACTCTTTTTGATTCGGAATATATTTGTAAAACATAACCATCTTGATTTGGTGTTGTTGATTCTTCAGAATATATATCTAATGCTGTTGAGATTTCTGGTGTATATTCCATTGATTCGTAATCATAGAAAGCTGAAATCCTATTTGGTTCATAATAAACCGCTTGTGCGTATAAATTATTTTCAATTTTTTTCCAGTTATCTGAAATATATAAACTTTGTTGCATTTGCAACTTTTCTTGTTCATATCTTTCTTTATCCGGTGTTCTTAATAATACTTTTTTGTCCAACTTATATGTTGGGTAATCCATATCAAGAAGTGAGTTTGGTCCAAATGTTTTGGACAATCTTTGCCATATTGTTAGATTATTTTGTTCCATATTTAAAATCTAATAATTTTCTTTTTTTTATAAATGTTTTAACAAAATATGATATTAGAATTATTTTGTGTAATTAAATTATCAAAATTTTGTGTTTCAAGATTACAAGTTTCAATTGGTATTGTTGTTGTAGTTGTGGTTGTTGGTACAATTAATGGTGCTTCAACAAAATCTTCATATCTTTTTCTTTTTTTATTAAAACTTGGTTGAAAAGTTTTTGTTGAATAGATTTCTTGTCCGTCAACAATAAGTCTTGACCCGCCAATTTTTTTTCCAGATTTTTTTCTACGACTCAATCCCATAATAATAAATATTATCTCTTACCAAATAACCAAGAATACTCCATATAATCTTTTTTTGATGGCCCTGAAAAATCACGATTAAAACTTTCATTTTTAATATTCATATTTGGTAATGTTGGGTTAAAATAAACTTCTTTTGCAACAGCATCATTATTTGCTACAGTCCAAGAATCTATCATAATTTTTGTTTTTTCTGTAACTTTTTCTAACTTTGAAAATGATGACTCACCAACATATATTGCCATAGATATACCCATAATAAGGTCGTCGTGTTGTCCTTTTTGGTGATCCGGTCTACCATTAACATAAACAAAAGTGTTCATTTCATTGTATAGTCTAACACTTTTTATTTTAAATTTATGTCTAACATATTCTTCAAATGCCGCAACAATTTGGACTCTTTTATTGTTAAAGTTAATTCCTGGTATTTTGTCAACAGAAGTTTTATTAACTGCCCATATATTCATTGAGTCAACGCCATCAATATATAAACTCTTATATCCAAGTTCTTGCATTTTTCTTACAGTAGTGATCCCCATACCACCGGTGATATCAACAACACAAAATGCGTTATACATTAAACCCCACTTGTATGCAATTTCAGCTAAAGCGTCTGGTGGTATCTTTCCAACATATTCTAATACTTGTTCTCTCTCATCAAAATCAATAATTTGAATTGAAGAAAAATCTTCACTATCACCACGAGAAACGTCAACACCCATTATGTATTTATGTCCAGGAACTGGGTCTTTCCATAACCATAATGAATTTCCCATCATTTTATTTGGGGCATCTTGTATTGTATTTTGTTTTATATATTCAAGTTGTTTTGCGTCAAATACGTTATCTCCAGACCCAAGAAATTCACAGTTAAGCTCTTGGTTAATTTTTCTCTTATCATATTTAAGTTTTTTAACCATCTTTTCATACCAAGTAGAACAAGGTTTATATCCTTGTAAAAAGTATTCTTTTATTTTTTCATAATCTCTTTCATATGGGTCCTTATCGGCAAATGAAATGTTTCCAGAATGGTCCTTTTCATCTTTATTTAACAAATAATCAACCATATCGTCGGTTGGTACCAAAAACAAGTCTTTTGAGTATCTTGGGTCTTTCCACCAAAACATTTCAGATATTTTAAAGTTATTTATACCTTTTGTTGCTTGATTGTATATTTCATAATAAATTGGGTCATATCCATTCGGTGTTGACACAACAATTACTTTACCACCGGTAGATAGTGATGCCATACAAGCTGCCCAGAAATCACCATCAGCTTCGATAAACGCGGCCTCATCAAATACAAGAATTGTTGGTGTATAACCTCTCAAGGCATCTCGTGATGTTGCAACAGCTTTTACTTCACAACCATTTGTTAATTTATAATGTCTTTGTGAATTTTTATCCGGTGAAAATCCAGAACCAACCCATTTTGGCCATTGCTCAACAAAAGCTCTAATTTTATTTGCCATCTCCATTGATGTATCAAGTTTGTTAGCAATAATTAGAATTTTTTCTGGTCTTTCTTTTTTAGCAAATACGAGCCTTTTAGATATCCAAGCGGCAGTTACTGTTGATACACCAGCCTGACGATATTTTAATGCAATATTTTCTTCGTATTCTTCATAATCTTTTAGTAATGATACTTGATCTGGAAATAATTCCAAAGGAACATATTTTGATACTGTATTATCGTAAGTTTGTAGGTATGTTCTTAAAGCATATGGAGTATCTTTCATACATCTCACATATTCTAACATTATTTGTTCTTTAGTTAAACTCATAAATATATTTTAATATAAATATCAAAACCCCCAGTTATTTTCATAAAAGGGGGTTTTACATTATTTTATAGTTTTATTATAAACCTAATTTTGATAAGATGTCGTCGTCTTCTTCTTCATCCTCTTCGTCATCATCATTTTCTTCCAATTCTCTAACAATTTCATTTACCATTCTTTGTATTTTTTCTTTACCAGATGGTTTTTCTTCTAATACTTCTCTAAATAATTGAAAAAATTCTTCTGCTGGCATTGCACTCAATCTCATAAAAAGATAGTGTTGGATATGTTTCATATCTTCTTCTGTTAGAATTTCAATAGGATATGATTTTTGTAATAATTCCCAGAATACTGGTCCTAATTTTAAATCCCAAGCTTCTGCTGGTACAGTATCTTCCGCACCCATAACCATTTCAGCTTGTCTTGGGTCATCAGGTAATCCATGTGTTCCAAACACTTCGTAAACACCTTTTACAAGTTCGTGAACTAATGTTGGGAAATTAACCCCTCTTGCTTTCACAGTTGGTGGGTCTGTTTGATTATTAATTTCTGATGTACCAATTTCACTACCACCTTGTCCAGACATTGCTTCTAATGTTTCTTCTGGATATAACCAGTATAAGTGATCCACAATAGCGGTAGTTACACCATACAAATCAATTAAACCTGGGTCAATTTCATTTAGTTTTTGTGAAACCATATGATACATATATTGACCTTTTTTAGCCGCACCACCAATAAGTGCATTTATCATTCTTCTTTTAGCTCTTTCTCTATCAAAATTATCCATAGCATCTAAAAAGGCCTCAACATCATTTTCGTGTTGTTGAGCACTTTTAAAAGCGTCCATCATTTCTTCTCTTGATGGTTCTTCAGCTTGTCTTCTCATATTTTGCGTTGACTCACTTTGACCCATACCAACAAGTTTAGCGTCAAATTGTAGTGCACCTTGAGGAATTCCCATTTCTTTTTTTACTAATTCAACAGCTAAATTTTCAAGGTCTTCTTTATGTCTAGATTCTATTGCTGAACTCTTTCTAAGAGTTTGCATTATTAACATCATAAGATTCATAAGTGGATTACCAGTTGTTAATTGTCTTGTTGTACCAACTGTTCTTTCTAATACAGATTTTAATTTATTAAGTGTATCATTAAATCTTTTTGATGAAATTAACTCAACAAAATCTCTACTCATTCTTGGCATCGCTGGATGTTTTGAGTATGGGGTACTTTTACTTAAAATCTTTCTTTCAATACTAGGGTCCATTCTTTCCGGACCTTCATAATCAATTGGTGCTTCTTTTAAAAGTCGATTAACAATTCTACTAATTTCTTTATCTCTTAAATTTCCCATTTTTATTTATTTTAAATTAACACCAAGTTTATTCCAAGTTAAAAAACTAGGTAATTTTTCTTTAAAAGCTTTTGGTTTAGGATTGTATTTTGGTCCGTAAGGTGTTTTTTTATCCCTATCTTTACCTTTTTCTTTTTTATCTGTATCTGTATCTGGTCTTGATGGTGCAATTTCGTTCTCTTTATACTCACCTTTAAAAGCTTTTGGTTTAGGATTGTGTTTTGGTCCGTAAGGTGTTTTTTTATCCCTATCTTTACCTTTTTCTTTTTTATCTGTATCTGTATCTGGTCTTGATGGTGCTGTTTTAGTACCTTCACCAATTGATGATAGCTTACCAATAGGTCTTTTCATTGTTTTCATTTCTTTTCCTTCGTCTTTTGAAAAGATAGAATTTCTTTTTGGTTTTTTCAACATAAATGATTCTGATTTATTAACTTTTTCATTTATTGATTTTACTAGTTGTGATTTTGTCATACTAGGGTTAATGTATTTTTCAACCATCTCAACAATACTATCTTCTAAAAATTGGTCATAACTTTCTTTTCTAACCTTAACTGTTTTTTCTGGGTGTAATTTTTTTGGTAAATTTTTATCTTTAGTGTCATGTTGAAACTCATTTGCCCATTTACACCATTTACTACTTTTATCTTTTGATTTGTTACATCTAGCCCAGAAAAATTTCTGTTGTGCGGAAGATTTAAATCTTTCATTTACTTCACCTTCTGTTGTTGGCATACCATCAGCTGTTGCGTCCGGATCCTGTATGATATTAATGTTTTGATCTTCTTTCACTTCACCTTCAGCTTGTGTTACAACTAAATTTCCAGCATCAACACTTAACATTGTTTTTTTATTTGGGTCTGTTGGTGGTGGTACGGCAACTGGTTTTCCACCAGAAACATTTGTTAAAGGTGTTTTATATTTAACTTCAGTACTTTGTGTTTTAGTCCATTGCTCATTTAATTTTTTTTTATTAAATTTTTTTGCTAAAACATTTATTTGAGATTCTGTTAATTTTGAAATGGTTTTTAGTTGTAAACCATTATCTAATAAAATTTTAATATTATCAGTTTTCATACATCATTTTTTTTTCAAATTCTAAAACGATATCTCGTTCATACAATTTATCTTTTACTTCTTGTTCTGTATCACCGAACTTAAAGACCAATCTTTTAATTAAAGAAAAATCAATTTCATTATTTTCTTTTTCCCAACCAAGGGCTATAACACCGTCAGTCGCATCTAAAACAGAAAAAACATCAGAATCTTGTACTAAATCCAATACTATATTATCTTTTTTTAATGTTCCAACTTTTTTTATATGTTCAAAATCTGGCGGTGAAGGATAACCATTTGCTGGTTTTGATTCCCAATTCTCACCCCAAATATCTTCAATAGTGTCAGAAAAAATAAATTCATAAATGTTATCACCCTTATAGTTAGGTCCCAAGCCATTTATGTAAATTAAAAAACTCATAATATTTTTCCTTCTTTAGAAATTCTAGTTTCATTTAATCCGTTTCTGAATACTAAATTTTTATTGACTGTTGACCCAACAATTGTTGCTTTTGGGTATTTTTCAATAAATTTTAAAGCCATTCTTTCCTGTTTTAAACTTTCGGAAAGTCTTTTAATTTCTTCTGTATTTATTTCTTTAATTTTTTCTATTTTTTTTATAGTTTTTTCTTCTTTGATTAAATATTCATCTTCTTTAATGTCAAAATATTTTGAAATTATTTTATCTACAGTTGATTCTCCAAATGTTCCGTGTTCAAAATGTTTATAAAAATGTCTATTTTTTCTACCCTCTCTTCTATCATTTTCCATCATTTTGTCGGCAAGAACTGAACTATAAGCACTTTCAAACTTTTCTCTAAAAGCGTCACCAATGTTTTTATATCCTTCAGCCATCTCACCACCAGTAGGTACTGGTGCTTCTTCAGGTGATGTCGGTGGACCCTCTAGTCCAGGTTCTGGACCCATACCACCCATTTCATCTTCTGAATCTATATCCTCTTCATCTTCAATTTCCTCACCTTCTAAACGACTTATAATTTCTTCAATGTCATCTTCATCTAATGCTTCAACATCTATTGCGGAAATTATTGAATTTATAACATATTTAATATCATCTGAAGACATTTCTTCTTTTTCTGCAAATTTTCTTAATCTTTGCGCTAATTTTCCGGTTAATTTTTGAATTAATTTAAATGTAACTTCACCCTTCTTTTCACTACCTTCCGTATCTGGTTCTGTTCCCATATCTGGTTCTGCTCCCATATCTGGTTCTGCTCCCATATCTGGTTCTACATCCATAGGTGGAGGCGTGTCTGTTGGTAAAGTTGCGGTTGGGTCAGTTGGCGGTACTGCAGTTGGGTCTACTGGAGGTGCCGTATCTTGCTCGTCTAAAGGTTTTTCAGTTTTTTTTTCTTTTTTTAAATCACTTAAATCTAGATAATACTTTTTTTTTTCACCGTCTTCAGTGTTATCTAAATCTTTATCTTCTTGTTCAAAAAGAGAGGTACCCTTTTTATTACCGTAGATAGTGTTTTTTTCTTTAGCCATCAAATTTAATCTTTTTAATGCTTGAGAATATGAGTTATAATATTTTCTTTCTTTAATTTCTTCAATATAATGGTCAACTCCATTAACTGATTCTTTTATTATATAACCTTGTCTTTCTTTAATAATATTATATACATTACCATCTGCCAATTTTAATGAATAAGCATTACTTTTTGTTTCGTTAATTGGATTTGGTTTATTTTCATTATATCTAGCAATCTCCATTATTCTATGGATTTTGTCCATACCTTGTAATTTTTCGCTTCCAATAGGTCTTAATCCTCCCATATTTTTAGTTTTTTAAAATTAATTTTTTATTAATAAATATATCAATAAATATGTTTATTTGATTAAATATAAAATTATTGTTCCATAGATAACCTATCATCTAAAATTTTTGAATATGCGGTCATTAGTTTTTCTATATAACCGTTTCTTCTTAAAATTTTAAATATCAAATTTTCAGGAGAATATTCCCCACCTTTTTCTAAGCCACAAGTTCTAAATTTTTTTAATTTGTCTTTGTATTTATCTAAAAGTTTTTTAGAGGTTTCAATATCTTCGTCTTGAATATTTTCAATTACTCCGTCTATGATATTCATCCATTGTTTTGATTTTTCTTTTAATAAAGATTTATCTATTTCAACGGATTCCTTTTTTGGTTTATTTGACCATTCATCAAATAAAACAGAATAAACACCACTACTAAAATGTGCTTCAGTTTCATTTTGAACATAAAGTTCTACTTCGTAATTATAAATTTTAATATTTTGTTTTTGATTAAAAATTAATTTTTTTAAATTAAATAATTTTTCATATAACTCAACTTGAGATTCTTTGTATTGACTAAAGTCTGCAACAATATGTAAATCAAAATCTGAATATTTTGACCAATTATAGTTTGCTAAAGATCCGGTTAAAATAATATCCGAAACAATAATATCAATATCCAAAAAAATGATGTATTCATTTGCAATCTCTAATAACCTAGTTCTAACAACCGGTTCAATTCTATAAAAATCACCAAACTTTTCCCAAACTTTTGGGTTTAATTTATCTTTTGGTTCAAAACTTTTAAGTAGGGTAGTATCCATCACATATAAATATTGTGATTTTTGTTATTCTCCCAATTTCTTGTACTTGAATGTTTTTGCAATTTTAGAACTAAAGAATGAACCTTGTGATGGTGCTACTCTAAATTGGGTGTAAATTTGGTGTGGAACCTCATCATAAACATAGGATCCACCATGTTTAAACTCAACAATTAATTTTTTTGTTACAGTATCATATTCAGTTCTAACAATATTTGACGATTGTACTTCGTTAATAATTTTTGTTCCTACGATTTCTTCTTTTGTAATTGCCATAATATATTTTTTTTATAAATATATTTTCTATAAAGTAAAAATCCACCCTTTTGGGGTGGACTTCTTTTATTTTAGGGAGTTGATTTCATCTCGTAATTCTATTGCCTTCTCAAAATTCTGGTTTTTTATACAATTATCCAGTTCTTTTTGTAGCTCACTTATTTTTTCTTTATGTTCTTCTAGATTTTTTATTTTATCTCTCAACTCCACAGCTTTTTCAAAATCTTGTTTTTCTACAGCAACATCAAGTTCTTGTTTTAATAGTGAAATTTCACTTGGTTTAGTTGGATTATTAAATCCATTAGTATTACTTGTGTAAATTGTAAAAGAAAAAGAACCATCATCTGATGTATAATGTTTTCTTTCAAAATTATTAGGGTTAAATATATCCCTATCTAAATCGTTAAATAATTCGTTAAATAATCTGTTAAAATTTCTACCAAACATATTTTTATTTTTTTAAGTTTATTTTGTGTTTTACTTGTCGAATTTTATACCAAATATAAAAAACTGACAAAATGTCAGTAAATTATAATAGTAACTGACATAAAGTCAAATATTGACTACATTGTGATTTATATTTAAAATTAACTAAAACTTTTAATTATGGCAATAGAATTTGTAGATGACAGTGGAGACAAAAACAAAAAGAAAGACAATGGAACACCAGTTCTTGATAATTTTAGTAAAGATTTAATCAAATACGCCGAACAAGGTAAACTAGATCCTGTTATTGGTAGGAAAAAAGAAATTTTAAGAATTGCTCAAGTACTATCAAGAAGAAAAAAAAATAACCCAATTATTATTGGTGAACCAGGTGCTGGTAAAACTGCAATTGTGGAAGGTCTTGCAATGATGATACACGCTGGAGAATGTCCTAAAAACTTATCAGATAAAAGAATTGTTTCATTAGATATAAATTCAATTGTTGCCGGAACCAAATATAGAGGTCAATTTGAAGAAAGAATGAAAGTAATAATTGAAGAATTACAAAACAATCCAAATATTATTATTTTTATTGATGAAATTCACACTATGGTTGGTGCCGGTAATAGTTCTGGGTCACTTGATGCTTCAAACATATTTAAACCGGCGTTATCTAGAGGAGAAATCCAATGTATTGGTGCAACAACACTTGATGAATATAGAAAACACTTTGAAAAAGACGGAGCACTTGAGAGAAGATTTCAAAAAATAATTGTTGACCCCTCAACAAAAGAAGAAACTTTTGAAATACTAAAACAAAGTAAGGGTAAATATGAGGACCATCATAAAGTTAACTATACTGATGAATCATTAAGACTTTGTGTTGAGTTGGCCGATAGGTACATTACAGATAGAGAATTTCCAGATAAAGCATTTGACATTTTAGATGAGGTTGGTTCTAGAATGCAAATAGATATTAAACTTCCGGAACATATTGAAAAATTAAAACAAGAGGCTTTAGATATTAAACAAGAAAAGGCAGACGTTATTAAAAAACAAAAATATGAAATGGCAGCAGAACTTCGTGATAGAGAAAAAAATATTCTTTTAAAACTTGATGATGAAAAGAAAAAATTTGAGGACGAGTTAAAAAATAGTAAAAGAGGTATTCCAGAAGATTTAATTTACGAAGTTGTGTCAAATATGACAAAAATACCGGTTAATAAAATTAATATTGATGAAAAAAATTCATTAGTTAATTTGGAAGATTCATTAAATTCAAATGTGATTGGTCAAGAAGAAGCTGTTAAGAAGATTTCAAAATCAATTAGAAGAAATAGAGTTGGTATTAAGGACCCAAATAGACCAATTGGTTCTTTCATATTCCTTGGTTCAACCGGCGTTGGTAAAACATTTTTAGCAAAAAAATTAGCAAAAGAAATTTTTGGTAGTGAAGATAGTCTAATTCGTGTTGATATGTCAGAATATCAGGAAAAACACACAATATCAAGACTTATTGGTTCTCCTCCAGGATATGTTGGTCACGATGAAGGAGGACAATTAACAGAACAAGTAAAAAATAAACCATACTCTGTTATATTATTTGATGAGATTGAGAAAGCAAATAAAGATATTTTTTCAACTTTACTTCAAATGTTAGATGATGGTCATATGACAGATGGTCTTGGTAGGAAAATTAACTTTAAGAATTGTTTAATTATTATGACATCAAATATTGGTGTTAGAAAAATTCAAGATTTTGGTTCTGGGGTTGGGTTTAAAACAAACAATAATAGTGATGCAGTCCAAGAAGAATACAAAAGAGATGTTCTTAAAAAAGAATTAAGTAAGTTTTTTGCTCCAGAATTTTTAAATAGAATTGATGATGTTGTAATATTTAATTCACTTAAAAAGAATCACATTGATAAAATTGTTAAACTTGAAATTGATAAATTAATTTATCGTTTAGAATCAATGAAATATAAAGTTACATATGAACAATCGGTAATTGATTTAATTGCAAAAGTTGGGTTTGATGAACAATATGGTGCTAGACCAATAAAAAGGGCAATCCAGGATAAAATTGAAGATTTAATATCTGAAAAAATTCTAACAAATGAAGTTATTGAAGAAAAACAATATATGTTATTTGTAAAAGGTGAAGGTGATGAACAAACTATTGAGATTGAAAATCGTGAAATACCGGAACCAAAGAAAAAAGGTAGAAAGAAAAAGGAGGATTAAAAACCCTCCTTTTTTTAATGTTTAGAATACCCAAGTTCCTCAATCATTAACTTACCAACTTTAATTCCGTTGTAAGTGTCATCAACAACAACATATTCGTTTTTTGTGTGATAATTGTAATAACCAATTGAGATGTTAAAACAAGATATCCCATACCGTTGATTTAACGGATATATATCCGTGTAAGGGTGTCTATGGTATTTTGTATCGCCTGGAAAGTGTTCTGTAATTAAACGACCACCAACTTCAAAAAATTGACTGTCTCTATTAAACATTGGTTTTGACATAAGATACTCGGAAATCATATTATTTTCCGGAGCGTCAAACTGAATAACATAACCAACATTTTTAAAAAATTCTGGATCTGAATTAAACGAACCTTTACAACCAGTTTCTTCAGCAACAAAAAATGCTGCTTTTAAATTCGGCAATTCTTTTAATAGTTCAAGACAAGCGTAAACACCACACTTATCATCACCACCAATACCGGTTGGGTTTCCATTATCATTATAAGCTTTTAGTGCTAGTTTAATTTCTTTTTGTGCGTTTGGTAACATTTCTTCTTTAACATTGATTGTATCAATTGCATGAACCGTATCTGTGTGTGCAACAACACAAGGAAAATGTGTAACATTTTCATCAGTTTGTTTAAGTGCATAAACATTGTTAAATGTATCCAAATAAAATGGAATACCATTTTGTTCCAGCCAATGACAAATAAATTCAATCATTAATCCTTCCTGGTAAGTTTTTGTTGGGACTGATAAAACTTGTTTTAATAAATCTAAATTTCTTTCCATATGTCAAATATAGAAATAATATTTCAATTTACAAAAGTTTTTTTAAAATTCTTCTAATACTTTCAAATAATTCTAAATTATACATCATAGTATTTAAATCTTCAACATTATCTACACTCCTCATCTCGCCTTTCCATTCGCCTTTTTTTGAATAAACTATCCTTAATTTATTTGTGTCTCTATCAATATCGTGAAATTTAATCCTATTACCGTCTTGAATATTAATCCATTTATCAAACCCACCAAGTTTAGTTACGGTATACACTAAATTAACGTACTCTTCATAATCCGGATTATTTTCTAATGTTTCTTCGGCAGCTTCTAACATTTTATCTAAATTATTGTCATATGATCTATTTAAAGCTTCTCTATCAAAATCACTACACCAAGTATTATATTCTAATTCATACCAATCACCACGACCAGCTTTTGGTTGATATTTTTCAACAAGTGCTGTTAATAGACCTTTTAAATCTTCGTCCTCAACTTTTAATCTTTTATACCAATTAAGTAAAACACCAACAGTAGTTTTAAATTTATAAGCGTGCTGTTCTTCAATAATACCAAAATTTTTAAAAGGATGCTTTGTTTCCTTTTCTAAAATACTAACAATTTCCCTTTTAATACACTGTTCAGATTCATAAGCATAATCATAAATAATATCATCCACTTCATTTTCAAATGCTGTTTCTAAAAATTTTGCAACTTGAGAATTATTATCATCAGTTAATATAAGTTTTGGATTTGTAAGTTTTAAAATTTGTCTTACTTTATCTTTTTGTTCATCATTAAAACCATCCATAACATACCCTTCTTCCCAATCGTATTTCCATCTTTCAGTATCGACTTCATCACCATAATATCTTCTACCCATAAACCTACCCCAAGTCCATTTATCATCATCATTATCAATACCTAAAACATCTAAAAAATCATCATCACTATCAAAATTAATTATTACTTGTGTTGATGATGGGTATTTACTAGAACGAATATCATAAATTAATTTATCCGGATAGCCCCATCTATTCCCAACTTCTTCACCATTATAAATTTTTTTTAAAAATTCGTATGTTTCACTTGCCATATTAAATAAATATAATTATATTTGTATTTATATATAGTTCTTTGAAAATATGGGGGTGTTTTTGGATTTGACAGGTATTGGCTGAAGAATAAGGGCACGTGGGGACTGAATTAATCTCCTTAAAAACTGATTCAGAAAAACAACTGGCAATGTGCTAAACAAAATGGAAACTCTTGGATTAGTAAGAGGTTCTGAAGTTACTGTAGCTTAAGAAGTTTACGGAAAC